AGACGAAATCCTCGACAACAGGGTCGTTATTTGCAGCCGCACGAATGCCGATGCGCAACATCGTCGGGATGCGCGTCAGAAATTCGTAACGGTACCACACGCGGCTGGAGTTGCCGGCACGCGACACGAAGCTCACCGTGGCCGCGTCCCATTCATGCGTCTCGAAGTTCGGCTCGTCGATTTGTACAGAGGCGAGGCCGTCCGGCATCGGGTCGGCAACGACTTCGCCGACGCTCACGAGTGCGTTATCGGACAGGCGGTAGACGGCGTGCCATGCCATGCTCAGCTCCTATCAAGTGGCATCAAACCAGCCGTTTGCCGGGCAGGTCAGCGTGAGCGTGTTGCCCGAGGTCGTGGCCGCGATGTCCGCCGGCGTGCTGTCGCCGAGGAAGTAGCCGATTAACGGGTTGGTCATGCCCCACAGCGTGCCGAGCACGTACATGACCGCGTAGCGCCAGGCCGCGATGCTGCCGCCGCTCGCAGTCCACACCGGATTCGCCGAGGAGAACTTGAAGCCGCCGGTGATCGCGGTCGCGGCCATGCTGCTGAGCGCGATGCCGCCCGCGCTGTAGCCATTGGCTGCGGTGATCTCGTTCGCCGATGCGTCGGCCCACACGCTGTGGCCCGTCGAGCTGTTGGTGTCGGGCGTGTATGCCGACGAGACAAGCGCCATCTTCACCGTCGCGCCGGTGATGTCGTTGACGCGGATGTCGTCCTTGTTCTTGCTGTAGAGCGTGAGTGTACCGGCAGCCATCTATCAGCCCTCCACCATTGTGAGCGCCGCCGACTTCTCGGCGATCTCGCGGCGCAGTTTCTCCGCGTGCTCTTTGCGTTGCTCGGTGCGCAGCTCGGCGCCCGCGATGAACGTCTCGATGTCGCGCAGCCGGGTGATGGCGTGCGTCAGCTCGCCGTCGGTGTTGAGTGCGACCAGCGCGGCGTCGAGGGCCTGGATATTCTGGTGGACGTCGTCCATCTCAACCTCCTGCCTGTAGGATCTCGGCCATCTTGGCCTTGGCCCTGTCGATCTTGGCTTGGGTGTCGGCGAGATCCTTCACGGCCTGCTCTTGCTGTTGGCGAAGGTCGTCGATCTGCTCTTGGATGCCGGCGACTTGCTGCTCGGCAGCGGTGACGATATGCGCGGCGCGATCCTTCGCCAGTTCAATGCGGCCTTCGGCTATCTGGTTCGCCGTGTCTTTCTGGTTGGCCGCGTAGGCTTCCGCCTCCGCCTTGACCTTGTTCGCGTGGTCTATCACCTGCTGCGCGGCCGCCTTCACCTCTTCCAGGTCGTGCTGCGCCAGTTCCAACGCACCGTTGGTTTGATTGAGCCGCATCTTGGCCTCGCCCTCGGCCTGCTCGATGCTCTCCACGCGGTCCATCGCGCCAGCGATAGCCAACAGGCCGCCGAACATCTTCATGAGCTTGCGGGCGGCGTCGAGCTCGTCTTGCGTAAAGGTCGCCATGTCATTTCCTCCGCACGGCCAAAATGGCCGTCAGTGAAGTGGTGCCATCGCCGGCTGTGACCTTGGGGCGCACGAACAGCGGGCACTCCTCGACGGCCTCCATTGCGGCTGCGGTTTTCACGATGTTGTTGCCCTGCGGGTCGGTGAGAATCGCCCAGTTCGTGCCGTCGTTGCTGCCTTCGAGCTGGATCGATCCGCCCACGCCGAACGTGCCGATGAACTGGATGGTGCGGTCGCCGCTGCCTTGGAACGCGACGGGATCGCCGTCCGCGTTGGTTGTCGTGAGCGAGGCCCACGTGTAGACGGCAATATCGACGAGCTGGTCGCTGCGCACTACTGAGACTGTGGCCATTTACGCGCCTCCGTATCCTGAAAACATGTTGACGATATCGCCCGCGGCATTGCCCGGTGCGGTGGGTGTGTTGCCGAGCTTCTGCGCGGTATCGGCTGCCTGGTTGAGCTGCGCGGACTGCTGCGCGGCGGCCTGCTGCTGCGCACGCTGCTGGCGTATCAATGCGACCTTGTCGCTCGGCACGACGAGCTCGGGGTCGACGCCGAGCATGTCGCTGTACTTGTCCGCCCATTGGTCGGCGTCGAATTTGTCGAGCACGTCGGGCTTGAACTGCGCGATTGATCCCAGCGTCATCACGAAGCGGTCGACGCCGCCGGTGGCGACGGCGCGCTGCGCCTGCGCGAGCATGCTCACAAGCTCGATGTTGAGCTCTTGGCCTTGCAGCTCTGCCGGAGGTGGCGGCAGGATGCCGGCCTCGATCGTGCGCTGGAACGTGATATCGATGAGGGGCGCGAGCAGCTCATTATGCAAACGCTCGAGCACCGGGCCGAGCATGAGCAACTTCTCCTCGTGGCGCTCGGCAATCTCGAACTGGTTGCGCGGCTGCACGCCTTCCATCTGCGAAATCATCAAGAACAAGTCGGCGTAGAACGCGCCGCGGATGCGTTCGCGCACGTCCTGGATGTCCATGAGCAATGCGTTAAGGTCGAGTTTCACCTCGAACGCGGTGCGTATTCCACCATTGGGCGAGGCCTGATCGACGAACGAGACGCCGCCGGGGAGCATGTCCACGTCGCGGTTCTTCATGTTGCTCGGCGCCTGCAGGGGCGGCTTGGTCATGTAGTCGATGCCCTGTGCCTTGCGGAGCTGTTCGTGCTGTAGTTGCTTGATGTCGCCGAGCGCTTCCATGGCCGGCGAATTGCCGTAGATGTCACCACCGATTACCGACCAGCGGGGGCACACGGCGTTGAAGCGCTTGTAGCCGGACTCGCGCAGATACTGGTCAGGGTTGCCGCCTTGCTCGAAGTAGCACGATTTCCACGGCATGTTCTTCGCGTCGCGCTTGGCGAGGTCGCGGTCGTCGCGCGGCTCGATCGCATGGATAATCGTGATCCACGCATCGAGGTTGCCGCGGTCGTACAGGCTCTTGACCGTTTGGCTGCAATTCTCTTTGCCGAACTCGCGCACGATTTCGCCCACAGTCTTCTGGAACTCGCGGTACAGTGTCACTACGTCGCCGCGATAATTCGTCGCGATGCAGAACTCGCCCGTCGTGAGCGCGTGGTGGTGAATCACTGATTGGAAATCGTCGGCTAGGATGTTCGCCGCGGTGCCGAAGCAACCGAGCTCTAGGTACATGCCGTGCAGCGCGCGGTAGGTGTTGCTCTTTTGGAAGATCGTGAGCATCAGCTTGGTGGCCTCGTTGAGCCACTCCTTCACCGGTGCGTATTCCATGAGCTCGCCGTCGGAGAGACCGAGGCGAAACCACGGCCGTGCCGGTGAGGTGAGCCCGCTCATGAGACCCGCGGCCAACGTGCCGAGGGCGCGCGAGCCGGTGTTGTCGTAGATCGCGTTGTGCCGACGGTTGCCGATATCGCGGTCTTGCACGAAATAGCGGCCGTTGCGGGGCAGCAAATACGTGGTGAGCTCTTTCCAATGCGCCCACCACGACGCGCGCTCAGTTTGCAACGCGCCCCAGCGGCGCAGCAGTGCGTCGCGTGGGATTTGCTGAGTGGGTTGCGGTGTTGCCATTACAGTGCGTCAAACTCGGCTTGTGCTTTGGCGAGGTTTTCGCGCAGGCATTTTAGGTACAGGTCGTGAACCTCTTGCGCCTGCGCAGTAGTTAAGCCGCCGTAAGCATGGAGGCCGTGGCCCTCGCGATGCGCGATGGTGTGCTCTAGCTCGCGAATACCGGCTTGGATACTGTAGGCCTTCACATACGTTTCGCGTTCCATGTCACATCCCCAATAAAGTTTTCTTGCCGAGCTTGAGCGCGTCGGGGTCGACGCCCTTCGGCCCAGTCAGGAAGGTGGAACCTGCAGCGGGCGTGTCGCCTTTCGGCAGGAAATTCCGCGCGTCGGGCATCTTGCTGGCCTGCGGCGCCTTCTCTGGTGCGGTGGGCGGCGGGATAGCGGGCGCCTGGGGCAGCACGGCGTCCGCGCCTTTCTTGAACAAAAACGCTTGCGTGATCGGGTCGACGCCCATTAGTTGAGCTCCCGTGAGTAGACGATGTCGTGGATGCGGTAGTCACGCGCGTTCAGCATGTCGGCGAGGCGCGTGTTCTGCTTCGCGTGCCACAGCATGAGCTTGGCGCCGCGCTCGGTCGCCAGCCGCTCGGTCTCGGCCATGAGCTGCTTGCCGGCCGAGCCGCGGTGATCGGGGCGCACGTACAGCGCCATGTTGGTCGCGGTGACGGTGTCGGCGTAGTGGAAGTCGTGGCCGACGACAGTGATCGAGTAGCCGACTAGCCCGTCGATGTCATCGAACGCGCCCAGCGACAACAGCACACCAGCCTCTTCGAGGCCGATGTAGAGCTCGCGGTTGGGCTTCGGGGGCATGGGTTCGACGATGCGCGAGACCTCGTTCCAGTGCGCCACGATCAAGTCGTGCGCCTGGTCGAGATGGTCAGATGCGAGGATCTCCGTTATGCGCATAAGGGTCGTGCTCGACGCGTTGGTACGGGTCATACTCGCGCGCCGAGGTGGTGTTACGTGTACCTGCTACGTGGGAGCGCTTCGGCGGGGCGAGCCGGGCGAGGATGTATGCGCTGCCGAAGTCAGGCGAGCGGCCGAGCCGCGCGATGATGTCCTCGCGGCTCTCCACGTAGATCACTGAGCCTTGCAGCTCCCATCGCGGCGCGCAGAGGTCAGCAAGCAGCCGCTTGTCGGGCGGGAGCGCGATGCCGGTGTTATTCGCCGGGTCGAGGTCTTCGCGCAGCGCCCACCACAATTGCGAGCGCTGGTTCTTGAATGTGAGCCGCCCCGAGCGGTCGGTTCCGTAGGCTTTCTCCGACACGTTGACGCCGACCACCTGCTGCTTGGCGTTGTTGAGGAAGTCGTAGGGCGATGCGCCGACGCCGATCACGTCGATGTGAATCACCGCCGAGTCGCGCGTGTTGGCGACGACGAGGCCCGCCACCGCTGGGCCGTCAGGCGTTTCTTTGCCAGGATGCACCAGCGGCTCGTCGTACCAGTAGCCATGGCGGCGAGCCAACACGGTGTTGTCCTTGCCGCCTCGGGCGACGTCGACGCCCATCGAGTCCATCGGTGGCAGCTTGTCGGGCTTGGTCCACCGCGCTTGTGCGGCCTCGACCCATGCGGTCGGGATGACCTGCCACGGATCTTCCTGCATACCGGCGCGGAAGTCGCCATACAGCATCTGAGAACGCAGTGGCTCGGGCAGCGATTGCAGCTGCGCCATGTAGCCAGTGTCCATGAGGTAGGGGTTATCGCCCACCCGCGAAGGGATGAACGTGCGCGACTGCGGCACGATGCGCTCGCCGTTGTGCGTGAAGGGCGTGCCGTCGGCAAACTCACGGTCCTCGCCATCGAGCACAGCGAACCAACGGAGCTCACCAGGCTTTGCGGGGTTGGGGTGCTTGGGGTCAAGCCAGGGCGCGAAGAATTTTATAATCCACCGGCCTTCATGCGTGGTTGGCGGGTTGAACGTCATGAGCGTTTGGCAGCGCTGCCCCGGCACCGTGGTGCGCACCCAGCCCATCAGGAAGCGCACTTGACCCTCGAGGAAGTTCGCAGCCTCGTCGATGACCAACAGGTCCTTGGGGCGGCCCTGGTGCTTCGTCTCGTCGCCGGCATTGGGCACTGAGCCGAATTCAATTTGCACGCGCCGCGGGCCTGCATTGCGCCAAATCTTCTCCTGCCCGTTGTAGCCTTCACGGCCGCCGAGGATCTCGGTCAGCCGATCGATGATGCCGACAAGCTGCGTCGCCTCGCGGCGGAAGATAGCGGTGTGCAGGTGCTGCGTAAGGGCCTTGCCGACTGCGAGGTCGGTCTTGCCGCCGCCGGCCGACCCGCCAAAGCCGATGATGTCCGCGGTGCTGAGGTAGGCCATCAGCTGCGGGCCAGGTTGTGGCCGCCATATCGCGGTGTCTTGAGCGAGGAGGGTGTGCAGCTCGGTGCGCTCGGCCTCGGTGAGATAAGGCAAGAGCTCGCGTATCTGCGCGGCGTTCATACCAGGTCGTCGATGGCCTTCTTGCGCGCCTCGGCGGCTGCAATGATCGCGGCGAGCCGGGCGGCGGCTTGCGCGTCGTTGACCTCGAAGGGCTTGTTGTCGGCGTTGCCGATGTCGACTCTGTCAGCAAACAGCTTGAGGTGCTTGCCGAGGAGCTCGAGGCCTTTGAGCACGTTCTTGGCGTCGAACGTGTACGCAGCTGCTAGCTGCCCGCCAGGGGTTTCGACGTAAACCTGCTGGCCCTTGCGATCCAGTACCGGGGCGGCCTGCCGGCAGCGTTCCACAGTCTCGTGCACCGTGTTGAGAACGTAGTCGGCGGTGATTTCAGTGCGCTTTGCTCGCTCGTCCATCGCGGATTGGATGGCGGCCTGGATTTCAGGTTTCGTGAGGTTTTCTGCGCCTATCGCACCGGCACTGTCCGCGCTGTAACCGGCGCGTATAGCGGCTTGAGTCGCGTTCAGGTCAACGAGGTACTCGCGCATAAATGCTTGTTGTTTTGGGGTAAGGTCAGTCATGCGCACAGTTTTGCGCGCTCCGCTACGGGTTACGTGTACCTCCCTTGCGCAACGCCCGCCAGTTCACCGGGTATTGCGATCGGCGCTCGC